ATGCACGATTTACTTCCCGTTTGGTTGAGGGATGGAGGAACTGCGGCAGCTGAAGATAACAAACTATCACTTAAATTAAAAAACGGTTCACAGGTCAAAGCAATCGCATCCTCACCTGATGCAGGACGTTCTGAAGCCCTATCCCTATTGGTAGTGGATGAGGCTGCATTCATTAGAGATATTGATGAAATTTGGTTATCAGCGCAATCTACTCTATCAACGGGTGGAGCTGCAATTGTATTATCTACTCCGAATGGTGTGGGTAACTGGTTTCACAAAATGTGGGTAGATGGTGAGAGTGGTGCAAACGGATTTAATTGTATCAATCTACATTGGACAGTTCACCCTGAAAGAAATCAGGCGTGGAGAGATGAACAAACCCGTATTTTGGGAGTTAAAGGTTCGGCACAAGAATGTGATTGTGACTTCATCGGTTCTGGTGATACCATAATTGACCCTGCATTATTGACTTGGTATAAAGATACCTATGTAATGGACCCGATTGAAAAAAGAGGGTTTGATAATAATTTATGGATTTGGGAATATCCAAATTACAATAAACAATATATGGTTGTAGCTGACGTTGCAAGGGGAGATGGGGCCGATTATTCTACTGCACAAATAATTGATATTGAAGATTGTACGCAAGTAGCCGAATACAGAGGTAAGATTGAAACAAAACATTTTGGTAATTTTTTAACATCGTTGGCAACGGAATATAATAACGCTCTATTAGTCGTAGAAAACTCAAACGTAGGTTGGGCATGTATTCAACAAATAATTGATAGACAGTATGGTAATTTATTCTATATGAGTAATGACCTAAAATATATTGATGTTGAAAAACAAATGAGTAATAAGTTTTATAGAGATGAAAAACAAATGGTTGCTGGATTCTCTACAACATCCAAAACCCGTCCTCTTATCATATCAGCATTGGATACATACATGAGTGATAAGGATATCCTCATTCGTAGTGGTAGATTGATAGATGAAATGTTTACATTTATTTGGCATGGTGGTAGAGCAGAAGCAATGAAGGGATACAATGATGACTTGGTAATGGCATTAGCAATCGGACTTTGGGTTCGTAACACCGCACTTCGTTTGAGACAAGAAGGAATTGATTTAACAAAGAGTATGTTGAATTCAACTCAAATAAATCAGTTTGATGGAGTATATTCCACAGGCTGGTCTGGCAAGAATCCGTATGAAATGGAAGTGGGTAGAGGTGAGGTAGAAAACTTAACTTGGTTACTTCGTTAATTTTTTTATATTTATATATTGAAACTCTTATAGATGAACGAAGATTTAGATAAATGGTTTAAAGAAAAATGGGTAAACATCGGCAAAAAAGTCGATGGTAAGCATCCGCCATGCGGAACTTCGGGAGAAAAAAGGGGTTATGCAAAATGTGTTCCTGCGGCAAAAGCTGCTGGAATGAGTAAAAAAGAAAAAGAAAGTGCTACTAGAAGAAAAAGAGCTGCACAAAATGATGCGGGTAGAGGTGGTAAAGATAGTAGTGGACAAGGCAAAAAACCAATAAATGTTTCAACCAAACCAAAAAATGAAACTATGAGTATAGAAGAAAAAATAAACCTATTTTTAGAAAAGAATTGCCCAACCGATGCAGGTAAATGGGCAGCATCTAAAGCAGCAGCAAAATCTAAATTTGATGTTTATCCATCAGCATACGCAAACGGATGGGCTGCAAAAAACTACAAAGAAAAAGGTGGTGGTTGGAAAACTTGCAGTGAAAGTGTGGAATTAAATGAGGCTTGTTGGGATGGATATAAGCAAGTTGGTATGAAAGATAAGGGAGGTAGACAAGTTCCTAATTGCGTTCCTATAAGTGAAGATATCAATTCAGATGATGATGTAAACTACGGATACGTTGAACCAGAAGAATACGATGTTGAAGATGAGGATATGGAAGACTTCATTGCTTTTATGCGAGGATATGATAAAAACTTAAATGAAGGTTGTCAATGTTTGAGAGAAGCAGAATATCAAGGTAGAGAAGTACAATTGGGTAAACCAATGCAAGGTGATGTTAAGAAATTCAAAGTATATGTTAAGAACCCACAAGGTAATGTTGTTAAGGTAAACTTTGGACAAAAAGGAATGAAAATCAGAAAATCAAATCCTGCAGCTAGAAAATCATTTAGAGCAAGAATGAATTGTGATAGTCCAGGCCCAAGACATAAAGCAAACTATTGGTCTTGTAGAAAATGGTAAATTTGGAAAATTGAAAAAATTTACTTATCTTTATTAATTAGATATAAAATATTAAAATGGCAGATAAAACATTATTCGGTAGGTTACAAAAATTATTTTCAACTAATACCATAGTTAGAAAAACGGCAAAGGGAGTTAAAATAGTCGATACGGATGAGTATCAGAATATGACAACTAACCTTGTAGACCGTTATATGAAGCTCAAAGTGAGTAACTACGGTGTAGGTGGGGTAGAATCTGCAATGGCATATCAGCAAGTTCGTATTGACCTTTTCAGAGATTACGATTCAATGGATATGGACCCGATTTTATCATCCGCATTGGATGTATATGCAGATGAATGTACTGCTAAAAATGAGCAAGGTAATATTTTAAAAATTCATCACGATGATGATAATGTTAAACAAATATTAGAAAATCTTTTTTATGATATTCTTAATGTAGAATTTAACCTTTGGCCTTGGACACGAAACTTGGTAAAATACGGTGATTTCTTTTTAGAATTAGAAATTGCGGATGAATTGGGAATTATAAACGTAATGCCATTATCATCATACGAAATGAGTAGAGTAGAAGGATTTGACCCTGAAAATCCACAAAGAGTTAAATTCGTATATGCCCCATATCAAAATCCATATATGGCGGTAGGTCAGACTACTAAAAAGGAATTTGAAAATTATGAAATTGCTCACTTCCGTTTAAACGGTGATTCAAACTTCTTACCTTATGGAAAGTCTATGGTTGAAGGAGCTAGAAGAGTGTGGAAACAATTAATGTTGATGGAAGATGCAATGTTAATTCACAGAGTGATGAGAGCTCCTGAAAAGAGAATTTTTAAAGTGGATGTTGGTAATATCCCACCAAACGAAGTGGATAACTACATGCAGAAAATTATCAACGCATCGAAGAAAGTTCCATTCGTTGATGAAAAAACAGGCGAGTACAACTTAAAGTACAATATGATGAATCTTATTGAAGATTATTATATGCCAGTTCGAGGTAGTGATAATGGAACTTCAATTGATACGTTAAAAGGTTTAGAATACAATATGATTGATGATATCAACTACTTAAAAGGTAAGTTGATGGCTGCACTTAAAATTCCAAAAGCTTATTTGGGTTATGAAGAAGATACTAATGGTAAAGCAACATTGGCATCAATGGATATCCGTTTTGCTAAAACAATTGAAAGAGTTCAAAGAGTATTAATTTCTGAATTAACTAAAATTGCAATCGTTCACTTATACTCACAGGGTATTAACGATGACCGTTTAACAGATTTTACATTGGAATTAACCGTTCCATCTAGAATTTATGAGCAGGAGCAAGTTGAATTATACACTTCTAAAGTAGCCCTAATTCAACAAATGCAACAAACAAAAATGTTCTCTAAAGAATGGATGTATGAATCTGTTATGAAGATGGCAAAAGATGAGCAGGATGAAATGACGTTGCAGGTATTAGAAGATACTAAACAAACATTCCGTTTAACTTCAATTGAAACACAAGGAACAGACCCTGCAAAGGAAACAGGAGTAGAAGGTGGTCCAACTAATGTTGAAGAAGAATTAAATAAATTGAAACTTGAATTAGATGGACAAGTTGGTAGACCAAAAGACCCTGTTAGATATGGGCATGATGACCATCCCGAAGGTAGAGACCCATTGGGAATAAAAACTCTTAAAGCAAAAGAAGGTTCGGTTGCGTATAAACCAAGAAAGAGTTCATATTTTGAAGTTTTTAAAGATATGGATGGTAATAAAAAAACTATTTTGACAGAAGATTTAACCAAACGGTAATAAAGAAATATAAAAATATATTTATATCTGACAAATTATAAAAATTGATGAAAAAAATTAAACATTCTAAATTTAAGAATACTGGATTTATATTTGAATTATTGGTAAGACAGATTACATCTGAAATCATGTCTTCTAGTAAATCAGTAGCGGAAACTATATTGAAAGAACATTTTAATGCTAAAAAAGAATTATCTAAAGAATTAAAATTATATCAATTTTTAATAAATGAAAAATATAATTCAGAAGTTAAAGCTGAAAAATTTATAGATACGATTTTAGATGCACGCAAACAATTGGATGAAAAGAAGCTTATAAAAGAAAAGTATAATTTAATTAAACAAATTAAAGAAACTTATGGTTTAGATGAGTTTATTAAATCTCCAATTTCTAACTACAAAACATTAGCATCTATTTATAAAATATTTGAAGTAGTATCAACTAATGAACAATATGACCCAACTGATATTGTAAGTTCTAGATTTACTATTGCTGAAAATATTATAAATTCATCTATTCAAAATAAAGAAGCTAGAATCAAAGATGCAGTTTTAGAAGAATATAAAAAACAGGATGAGGATTTGAGAGCAATATCTTATAAGATGCTAGTAGAATCATTTAATAACAAATATAAAAATCTTACAGAAGAACAAAAACTTTTATTAAGAGAATATATAAATAATATTAATAACACTGGTAAATTGAATGAATATATTTCAACCGAAATTATTAAATTAATCAATGGGTTAAAGGAAGTTGGTTCTAAAATACCAGATAAAGTAACAAAAATCAAATTAGCGGAAACCATATCTAATATTAGAAAAATTAAATCGGTTAAAAAAATTAAGGAACAACATCTATCCGCAATGATGATGAGTTATGAATTATTAAAAGAATTAAAAAATAGTTTAAATAAATAAAAAATGTCAAATTATAGAACATATAACGCAAAATTAGTAACATCAGGTTCGGCTTCATTAATAGATAGAGTTTGGGGTGTATTACCTGTAAGTGGTGTGACTGGAACAATTACGTTAGAAGGTGGAACAACTATTTCATTAGCACATTTAACTGCAGGAGAACCTTTTCCGTGTTACGTTAAAAGTATAGCAGTAACCAATGGTGGTTCTGTTTATGTATTAGCTTAAACTAATTTAAAATGTCAATTACAAATAATACTATAGTATCTAATAAAATCAAAGAAATGGTGTTGGCTGAATTACGTTCAGTTAAAGCTATTCAAACTGATTATTCAAAAGTAATTGATGCAATGGAAAAGCATTTGGAAGCATATAAAAAATCCAAAGGTACTCCCGCTGAAAAAGAACATATACAAAAATTAAAAACACTAACTACTCAAAAGAAGAAATTAGCAGATGAATTAAATGCTAAAGTTAGTGATATGTATAAAGATGCCGAATTAAAAGTAGATGAAATGAATACTACTGGTGGTGTTGAAGGATACAATACTCCATTTGCATTTAGCGGTAAAGATAGTGAAGAAAAGAAGGGAAAGAGACAAGCTGATTTGACTGGATATAGTGTAGTAAACGAAGAAACTCCATCTGAAATCATAAAGGATTTAGATAAGGTAAAAAACGATTTAATTAAAAAGGTAGATGTTCTAATTGCTAAAAAGAAAAAACTTTACTCTAATGTTGATATAGAATCACCAATGAGTGCAGATGAAAAGCAGTTAGATAAAGATATACAATCTATATTTTCACAAATTCAACAAATAATTCTTAAAAAAAGAACCTTAAAAGAATCTATAAACGAAGGTAAATACTATGTAAGCTACAACAGAGGTAGAGGACAGGGTAAAGATTTGGAAAAAGAATTTGACCCAAAAACCTTTAAAACAACTGGTAAGCCAATGGTATTTAGTTCATATAATGATGCTAAAAAATACGCTGAAAAAATGGAAAAGATGTTCCGTAATTCAATCGGTGGTTCAACGGCATATTGGGTATCGGATGAGAAAATGAATAGAGTAGAAGAATCAGTAAACGAATCTGATTTGAAAGGATACCTCGTTGCAGATGTAGTAGATGATATTATCAAATCAATAGGTTCAAAATTTGTAAGTGGGCAAATTAAAGATGGTGGTAATAAGAATAAAGTTTATCTTAAACTAACAGATAAAAAATTTGGTAGTGGGGTAGTTAAAATCCTAAAATCAAGATTTGGCATTGATTCTAAATATGATACAACATTCGGAAACATGCCATCAGTATCGTTTTGGGGCGATAAGGTAGTTAGTGAATCAGTAAATGAAGATAAAGTTTATATTGATTTTTTAAATAAGAAAAAAGGGTTCAAACAGGATAGGATTAAATTTAATTCTTATGAAGATGCCGTAAAATGGGCAAGAAAGAATTTTGAAAAGTTTAATCCAGATATGATTAAATATGAATCTATGAACGAAGCAATTCAAAACGCACCCGCAAAAAATGGAAAAGAATTAGCAGATTTCATATTAAGACATTATGATTTTTATACCGATTATATTGATGATGGTGGACAGAGACGAAGAGCAATAAAAAGTAATGAAGGTACTATTGAATGGTTCGATTCACATCCTATTGATTTGAAAAAGGAAGCACTTAAAATATTACAATCAAAGGTAGGTTCTTCTGGTAAATCACAAATACAAAGAGTTTTCGGTAAATCTACAATGGATAAATAAAATATATATATTTATACAGTAAAGAAGGCGTAATACAAAATAAAAGTAATGAAACTACATCAACTAAAAGAGTTTGTTAAGCAAACAATTAGAGAGGAGCAAGATTATCAACAATTGTTTAAGCACATGTTAGATAAAACTGGTAAATCAATTGCAGATATGTCTGACGATGATAAGAAGAAATTCTTTAATGCCGTAGATACTGCTTATAAAGCAAAATCAGAAGGTAGATTAAGAGGATATAATGAAGCAGAACTAACTGCAGGACAAAAGAAAATTGATGTAGATAAGGATGGCGAAATTGAAGGTTCAGATTTAGCAGCATTAAGAGCTGGTAAAACAAACGAAGCGGGAGATGAAAGATTTGACTGGCCACCAGTTCTTGATAAATTCAAAGGAAAAGAAATAGACAAGTTGGAAGCCGATTATAAAGCATCACTTGCTAAAAGTGGTGCAATATTGGATAAACAACGCCAATTGATAAGAACTACACTTGGTAATAAATTTGAATTTCCGTGGGAAAATTATGATAAATGGCCAGCCAAACTTAAAGCAGAAGTAGAAAGATTAACTCAAGAATTAGAAAAGAGCCGTGCGAAACAACCTGAAATGTTTAAAAAACTTATGCA